TTAGCGGATTCGTTACGCAATAAGGCTAAAGCTTGTGGGATTAATTGCTGATCCTGTGGGCTTAGTTGCATTGCACCACTAATCTTGACGATGGTGTCATCGGTAAAGTGGTTGCAGATAATCTGCGCCTTGATGCTCAAGAGTTCAGTAGCAAAGTCTACGACAGCGTGTTGCATGGTCTTTAATCGACCTGCCGCATTGTTTGACTTGATAATCTGTGCGCCAAGGGTTTCGCTTGGATCTGTCTGTCCACGCTGAATGTCAGCAATACCCATAATCTCGTAGATTTGGTTCTTGACCTGATCCATTGCCTGATACGACATCTGCAAGGCATTGGCGATAGGTGCAATATCCACAAGGTTAATAGCCCCCATCATTCCACCCTTCTCACTGAAGGCGGCATAGTTCTTGACAGGAATCAGGGTATTGTTCTCACCCTCGGAGAACAGGCGGGCAAGGCTAGGTTCGGATGCGTCATAGACACCCCGTACTTTTAGGGCGTTGATGAAACCATCGATACGGTCAGCCAGCGTGTCTAACTGCTTGGCTTGGTCTTGGTACAGAACAAAGTCAGGAATCGGCTCTAGCTTGTCTGTAGTCAGTGTGGCGTACAGTGGTTTAGGGCAAGGCCAAAAGTTCTCAAGCTTTAGCGGGTCAGGGCGTGTATCGAGTATTTTACCCATTGACTTCGATAGCCAAAGCACCTCGCCCGATGTCTTATCCCAAATCTCATAGATAACGGCTTCGGATGCGCCCTCACCCATCTTCTCGTTGAAAGTTTTAGAAGTTTCAGGTTTTGTGTCTAGGGGTATCTTGTTACCCAGTTCCTCACCGAAACGCTCGACCAAGGCAGGGCGTTCCATGTAGACCTTACGCCATACAGCAGTTACCTCTTGCCATGTGCGGGCAATTGTGTGACCGAAGTCACGCCAATAAACATAGTCGCATGGCGCACATTCGTATTCAATGCGCTCTTGATCCTCACGGTAGATACCACCTTCGGTTTCAGCTTCGTCTGTATCCTCGGTTACTTGTAGCCCATCTTCGGGTATGCCAGCCTCTTTACCAGCAATATGCGGTTCGTAGCGTACCCACGATGTACCACGCCCACCAAGTAAACGGTCTAAGACCGACTGACTCATAGCAGACTTGTAGTCACCGTAATGGGTAATCTCGTAGTCCAATGCCCGTTCAAGCATCATTGACGCTACCCGTGCTACTGGATCGTTATCTCTGAACCTACGGCTTACATCGGGTCTTGGTAGACGGGCAAAGATAGCTGGGGTAATGGTCTGTACATTTGACCAAAGGATATTAAAGCGGGCGTTAGGGTTATTCCTAGTACGGCTGTCATCACGATACCGCTTGATGATGCGGTCAGTTCTGCTTTCCCATTCCTTGTACGCTCTTTCGTACCCTGCTATGGTGTTATACCAATCTTCGTAGGTGTGATCCATGTTAATCCTTAGGTAAAGTTACCCATTGCTAATACTTCTGCTCCTGCGCCAGTAGTTACTTTCCAAGCACCATTTTTAGAAAAAGTATTCATTTCAATGGAATAAACACCGATTGCAGTATTGGCGGCTACTAATACATGAGATGTAGTATTGTCTAACACGCTTACAGTAGAAGTAGCTGTAGCGGATACAGTAATAACTAAACGGTGTAAATAATCACCTGCCGCCCCTGTTGTACCTAATACTTGGGCTGTTTGTGAAGCGGCTACATGTTCGTAGGGTAATGCAAAGGTTGCGTTAGCGGCTGTCATATTAAATTCTCCTGTAAGTTGATTTAGGTGTTTGCTTCCACAATTCGTCTAGGGTTACTTCGTTTTCCCCGATAGATACGCCTTTAACCCTTGTATCTTTGAGGATAGGGCTATCTTCATCCTTCCAAACGATTGATAAATAGCGCATCGCATCGCTAGAGTGTGATGTCCAATCGTGTTTCGGGCGATCTCTAAATACTTTCTTATCATCATCCCACTCCCTTTGGTATTGGCGCAAACATTCAATTAGTTCGTCACACTTATTATCGAACCAAGCACGGGTTAATGCAAGTCTTGTAGCTTGTATTCCATCCTGAAGTGATAGGTTTGGAACAATTTTTAGCTTATTTATGTCAATTTTTGTCGCAATTTGTTCGATTATGCTCTTACCACCACTAGCCAAGGTTTTAGCCCTAGCGTCATGGGGCAGGTAGTGATAGCCGTACTTGTACCCGTATTCATCCTCTTTCTGCGCTAGTAATCCAAGGTAGTACGGAATGGCTTGACCGTTAGACATATGGTGGTCTAGCACCCGTATTTCACCGTATACCACCTGAAACCAAATCACAGCCGTGGAATCATTAAAGCCCAAGTCCCATACGGTATGGCATGGGAACATAGGGTCATAGTCCACCGTAGTAATGCGCTCTAAATCCGTGATTTGACGCATCTGTTCGCCAAAGTAAGCCCCAGTTATGGAAGCCTCAAATGAACATAAGAACTCTTGTTCGTACTGATTTGGTGACATTGTTGACTGTGCATCCAGTAATTCAGCGTCAGGCAACAACCCTGATTTATCTGCTCTTAGGGTTTTGACATACCAGTTCGGGTTCTTTTGGGCTTCGTTATAGATGTCATAGAAGGCGTTATGCCCTTTGGGTGTACCGATGAAGGTAGCCCAGCCTTGGCGGTCTGTAAGCAATGGGCGAACAATCTCACCCCATAGCCTTGGCTTCATATCTGCGTATTCGTCTAGGACTACGCCATCAAGGTATAGACCCCGTAAGGCATCGGGATTGTCTGCGCCAAATAGTCTAATCTTAGCCCCATTGACTAACTCTATCCATAATTCAGATTGATTAGCCTTGACTATGGCTGGTTCTGCAAACTTGAGTAGGTAATCCCATGCAATGTTCTTAGCTTGTGCGTAGTACGGTGCTATGTAGGCGTAACGGGCGTTCTCTTTTTTCTCCATAACTGCCCTACGGATCGTGTCCGCAATGGTCGCTACGGTCTTTCCTGCTCGTCTATGGCATACCAATACAGCCCAGCGTTGGTCACGCTTATGAAAGTCTATGAACGCATCCCGTGCCTTGTAGGGATACTCATACTTTATGACTACTTCTTTCAATCTAGGAACTTGTGTTCGTGAACTACTTTAACTGGCTGGTCTGCATCACCTGTGTGTTCTGTCCTAGCCAGCTTGGGTACATGGTACTCAGCTACCTGCATGAAGCAATCAAAAGCGACTTTAGGCCCTAGCTTCTCATTCATAGCGATCTCATCAAGCCATTTTTGTAGCATATGACTGTTACCATCCACGAACTTAGCGATCGCCTCTCTAGCGAGGGCTGTTGACTTATTAGGCACACCTGCAACACGCCCGCCTGTCTTTTTTCTAGTCTTTTCTACTGTAGAACTCATACCTTATCCAAGTGGTTGTTAAGATAGATTAATCTTTGGTACAATTATATTACAAAACAAGGAGATTGCAATGATACAAATTACATTATCCCGTAGTGACAACGGTTCTATAAACTGTGAACTCAGTAACGATGCCATTGATTTAGAAAATGATGATTATGTAGCTTTGTTACAAGATTCTATTGCCACGCTTCAGTCTGAATTGCTTACGGCAGAATTACAAGCCTAATTTGCTTTGATTTTCTAGGTATTTGTAGTAGTTGTCGATTACCTGTTGGTCTATCAGTTCTGATACATTTTTGGAACTTTTCTCCAATCCACCAATAGCCATGTTTCTTAAATCACCCCGTTGTTTGGCATAAGCCTGTTCGTATTGAGGGAATAGTTTGGGAAATAGAACTTCTATCGGCACATTATTGCCTAAAGTTCCAATATATTGACCCGTGAAGTCTGTTGAGTATGTGGGGTTTTTGCTTGGGCGCAAGTGCATACCTTCAGGGCCTACCTTGATTAAGGTGTTACCAATGTAGCCTTTAGGCACTCCCTCTAAAGCTGGATCACGCAGGGCGGCCGCTAAATCTTCCGCATTAAACCCAAGATATTCTTGTCTACCTTTTAAACCTGCGGTTCTATTTATAAAAATTTTACGCAAATCTCCAGCAGTACCAGTAACACCCTCGCCAGTAAACAATTGCATACGACCTTCTTCGGTGTTTACTCCAGCAAAATCTTTAAATGGCGTTGTGCCTTTTTGGGGGTCTTTGTATTGTCTAATGCTTGCATCAAGTTCTTTTATAAACTTTTTACTTGGTTCTCTAGCGTCAATAATCCCAAGCATTGCTTCTGTAGGCATAACGCTAAAATTTATATCCCCTTCGCCCATAGTTATTGGGGAATGAATAATGTCACCAGTACCGCCAGCGGCTAAATTTTCTTTTCTAGCTTGGGCATCCCTGCTTTGAATGCGCCTAGCAATACCAAGGTTAGATGCTCCCGCAATGCCTTCTTGCATATGCGCCACATCACGGGCATAATCTTGCCCACCGTGGGTTATTACATTTCTAGGCAAAGCTTCGCCCGATATGGACTTAACTGCATAGTTTCGGCTTGAAGCATCCCAAGGCATAACCATAAGGCTAGAACCTTTAAGGTTTTCAATTAATTGCGGTTTTTTTTCAGCTAACCCGCCTAAAAATTCACGCTCGTACCGTGTGCCAACCAAAGGATTAACTTTTAAAGGCGTTGATGGCAAGTAAGACCCCATGAGATTGGGTACTTGTGCTAGTTGCCGTTCAAAAGCTTCTCGGTCACCTACCTGAATGCCTTGGTTACCCATTACTAAGCCAGCATCAATATCAGCCCGTTGTTGGGCTATGTTTTTTGCGGCTGTTGGGATTACATTTGTAGCGTAGTTTCTTAACTGTTGGGCTAACTGTGTGCGTGGGCCAATAACCTGACCCTGTGGGCTAACATAACCTACCTGCCGTAATGTTTCAGCCAGCGTGACCATTTACTTAACTTCTTTATCCATGTCTTTCAGTTTGTTGGCAAGCATAGCCCTGCGCTCTAGACGCAATCGTTGCTGTTTCTCCAGCGTGGATTCTTTGTGAGGCTGTAGTAAGCTGTTTTCAGGCTTAATCTTTTCTTTTTTAAACATATTATTTCCTCATGTAATCGGGCGGTAGTGAGAAGTAGCGGTCACCAAACTTCATTACTTGGTAGCCCCTGTCTTGTTCGCCTTGTACGCCCATCTGAAATGTAGGGTGTGCCGCACCTTTTAGCATCATGTAAGAGTTTTCGGGCAGGTTGTAGTCCATACGGTACTGCATAGGTGTTGGGGCTACTGACCCCCAGTG